ACCACCGACATCGCCAAACTTGTTCAGGTAGTGCAGCTCACCGGCCCGTTCACCACGACCTCATCACGCCATGTGCAAGCGCAAAACATCGCGATCCCGTACACCTGCTCAGGCGGCACATCGCTCTACGCGCTGCTAGTCGCTCGAGCAGCCAACCCGATCTTCGGTGCTACCGAAACGCTCACCATCATCGCCTACTGCGAACGGTACTGAACGGCCATGCCGTGCACATTCGGCGCTGCAACAACAGACCGTGCAGCCCAAATCTCGTCAATGGCAGGAGCAACCAACACCGCAGGCTTTATTGCTGGCTGGTGGTATCCAACAGCATTGACCGCTGGCAGATTTTATTTCAGCGCAGCAGCAAACACATCCACAGCGAACTACGGCATCAAAGTCGGCACCACCACCAGCACGCTCCAAATGAACAGCTGCACCAGCACAGTTGGTTCATGGACAGCAACAGCCGACACCAACCTATTCCCGAGCGGCATCCAAACCGACAAATGGTGGTTCATCGCTGGCTGTTACAGCGTGTCATCAACACCAGCAGTCACCTGGGCAATGTGGCTTGGTGACGAACAAACACCACCAACCGCGATGACGGTGGTTCAAAACACGGCACCAGCCGGGACTCTTGCCAGCAGCAACTTTGGAGTCGTCGGTAACAGCAGCACCACAGGCACCGACTCATTCCAAGGTGACATCGCAGCAGTTCACTACCTAAATACAACATGCAGCAGCAGCTACCAGTTCGCCATCCCAGTCGCGACAGGTGGAACCATCAGCACAACTGAAAAATCGCTGATTGAACAGCGACTAGTCAACCCGATCTGGCGTGGCAACACGCCACGACCTGTCTGGATTCCGGGCCGAACAGGAACAGTGCTCACAAGTTACGACTGCAAAACGAACCCGCCGACCTACACCTACACCTCAGGCCTCACAATCACTCGATCTGGCGTTGGTTCACCATCTGGAATGTCACTGTCACAACGCCGGCAACCAGCACCAAACGACCAGCATCAAATGCTGCAAGCACCATCTCTTGCCAACGCAGGTCTCTAAATGTCACTGCTTCTTCTTCTCAAATCCGCAGCCGGTGGCGCAACCCCACAAACATGGACAGGCACCGCCGGCACCATCATTGTCACTGGTACCAGCAGCAGCTGGAGCGGCACCGCCACATGGACAGGTAACTCAGGCACGATCAGCGTCGCTGGCTCAAACGGCACCTTCACACCATCAACACCGTGGACAGGCAACGCCGGCACCATCACCATCACTGGCAGCAGCGGAGCTTGGACAGCCAGCGCACAATGGACAGGCAACAACGCCACCATTCTCATCATCGGGACATCAAACGGTTTCGCTGGTGTAACAACATCCACAGGTACACCGCACGGTGGCGAGTACCATCCAATCAGTTTCGGTATCAAACCCGAACAAGACGATCAGCTCGCGCTGATCCTTGCTTTGATCTGAGGCAGCATGACCAACCTTTTGCAACGATCCATTTCTGACGCACATGATTCACTTTTGGATCGTGGCGTCAACTTCGATGACATCAGCACCGTCGCCACTCGAATGCAGGCCGGCAAGCAGCGCCACCATCGGGTCGAAGTTCGACGCAACCCGATTGAGACACGCGCCAAAGACGGCAACACCATCGTCATCGCCGGCTACGCCGCCACCTGGGACACCTGGTATGAAGTCGCAGGCGGCCCACCAACCGGCTGGCTGGAAAGCATCGCACCCGGCGCAGTTGACAAATCCATCGCCGAATCCTCCGATGTTCGCCTGCTCGTCAATCATGAAGGTCTGGCGCTGGCACGCGTCAAAGATGGCGACCTTGAGCTGCGCTCCGATGACATCGGCCTCTACTTCCGAGCCGCACTGGACGGCAACCGGCAAGACGCCCAAGACCTCGCGCTCGCCATCGAATCCGGCAACGTTGACCAATGCTCATGGGCATTCATGGTCACACGCCAGCAATGGAACGCCGACTACACCGAACGAACCATCACCGAAGCCCGAATGTATGACGTTTCAGTGGTGACCTATCCTGCAAACCCGGCCACCATCGTCGCCGTCGTAGATCAGCCGGCCACACCTGCCGACCAGGTCGCGTCGCTCCGCACCAACAGCCAGATCAGCGTCGAACGTCGCGATGTAGAAATGGATCGGTTCACGCCACGCCAGATCGCCCAATACATGGCCGATGAACAGCTGGTGGAAGTGTTCGGCCAATACACACAAGACAGCAACAGCGAAGGCGCACACTACGTCGCGGTCAGTCCGTTCGCAGCTGAAGGATTGGTGTGCGCCAACTGTGGCTTCTACGACGGCGCACGCGCCTGCGAAATCGTCGCTGGCGACATCGCACCCGAAGGCATCTGCAAACGATGGATCATTCCCAACGATCTGATCGTTCCTGTCGAAACACCAGTCGCGGAACCGACAGTCGCCGGCTATTCGCTGAGTCTTGCAAAGGCACAAGCCGAAGCCCTACTCTGAAAACCGAATCGCGTCACGCCGGATTTCGCCGAACCATCGCCGCAAACACGATTTGCACCATGCGTTCACCAAATCCACCTGGCAAACCCAACAAACCCTCACCAACGGGAGCCAACCAACATGGACTTTATCCAGACCCTTCGCAGTCAGCTCGCTGACCGCATCAACGAACGCCACCAGTTCAAGGCCGAACTCGACGCCATCCTCGAGCAGCCCGCCGCCGAACAGCGCGACCTCAACGACGCCGAAGCGCAGCGGTTCTCGCTCGCCAAGGATCGCGTTCACAAGGCCGACAGCGACATCGACAACCTCCAGACCCGCATCGCCGAACTGGAGCAGATCGAGCAGCGCCGCCACGAAGCCGCCGCCAAGCACACCGGCACCGCCAAGATCGGCAACGAAGCCCGCACCTACAGCCGCGACACCGAGCGTCGCGACGGCGTGTCATTCCTCGCCGATGTCGCCAACCGAGTCACCGGCCACATTCCCGGAGCCGCTGAGCGTCTCGAGCGGCACATGGCCGAGGAGCGAGTGACCCGCCCCGGTTTCGAAACCCGTGCCGCCGGTACTGGTGCATTCGCCGGTCTCGTCGTCCCGCAGTATCTGACCGACATGGCGGCACCCGCCGTCGCTGCGATGCGTCCCCTCGCGAACCTGTGCCGCAAGTGGGAACTTCCCGCCAGCGGTATGACGGTCAACATCAGCCGCATCACGACTGCCACGAGCGCAGCGTTGCAGGCCTCCGAAAACGTGGCAGTCAGCAACACCGACATCGACGACACGCTGCTGTCGCCGGCAGTGCTGACCGCTGCTGGCCAGCAGACCATCTCGCTGCAGGCGTTGAACCGTGGCACCGGCACCGAAGCCATCGTCGTGGCTGATCTGGTGAAGCGTGTCCACACGGTGCTGAACTCGACGCTGATCAACCAGGCAACCAACGGTCTCGACGCCATCGCAGGCGTGTCCGTCACCTACACTGACGCGACGCCGACCGGCCCCGAGCTGTATCCCAAGTTGTTTGACCTGATCCAGCAGGTACAGACCGCCGTCTACATGGGTGTCTCGCACTTCGTGATGCACCCTCGCCGCTGGAACTGGCTGGCCTCACAGGTCGGCACCACCTGGCCGTTCCTCCAGGTCGCACAGGCCGGCGCACAGACTGGCGGCTACTACGCCGGCAGCGCCGTCTACAGCAACCAGGCCGACAGTGTCAGCATTGCAGGCACCCTCGCGGGTATTCCGGTGGTGCTGGATGCGAGCATCGCCACCAACTTCGGTGCAGGCACCAACGAGGATCGCATCTACGGCATCACCGCTGACGAGGCCCACCTGTGGGAAGACCCGAACGCTCCGCTGTTCATCCGGGCCGAGCAGCCCGCCGCAGCCTCGCTGGGTGTCCTGTTCGTGGTCTACAGCTACTTCGCCTACACGTTCGGTCGCTACCCGTCGGCGCACGGCAAGATCAGCGGCACCGGCCTCGTCACCCCGACGTTCTGACCTGACTGGCTGACTGCCACCAGCCGACCCTCCACGGCTGGTGGCAGTCACACAACTGGAGACCACCATGTACGAAGCACCAGTCACAGTCATCACATCAGCAGCTCGCACCGCTACCGGCCAGTCTGCAGCGTTGCAATGCGGCGCAACCCCGGTGGTCTCGCTGCTGGTCAGCGTCACCGCCGTCTCAGGCACCACACCAACACTTGATCTGTCACTGCAATGGTCACCGGACGGTGGCACGACCTGGCATGTCGGCGACCCTGCCGACACGTTCACCCAGATCACCGCCGCCACCAACGTCGTCAAACGGTTCGCAGCAAAGAGCAACCTGTACCGAATCGTCTACACCATTGGTGGCACCACACCGTCGTTTACATTCGGTGTCCGCGAATACGACATGGGAGCATAATGACCGCTGAGATCGAAGCGTTGCTCAAAGAACGCGCCGGCTATATTGCACGCGGCAAAACCGACCGTGTCCGACAGGTTGACGCCCAACTCGCCGCGCTTGGACACCAGTCGGCAACCATTGAAACCGCTGACGACACCGCAGAGGTTGAAACCGCAGTGAAGCGTGGCCGGCCCCGCAAGGCTGGCTGACCATGTCAAACCTGTCCGTCGCCACGTTCAAAACGTGGAAACGAGTCGAAGTCTCCACCGATGACACCGTCATCCAGGCTGCGATTGACAGCGCCGAGGAAGCCATCAACCAGCACTGCAACCGCACCTTCGCACCAGCAGGGTCGGCCACAGCTCGAGTGTTCGCTTCTGGTTCAGCCAGGTCAAGCGTGATTGAAATCCATGACTGCACCACAGTCACCAGCGTCAGCGACGCCGGCAACACGCTCGCAGCATCGGCCTACCAGCTGGAACCGTTGAACGGTCGCACCAGTGCCGGCGAGTCAACGCCATACACACGCATCCGTTTGCTGGCTGGTGCGTACTGGTCAAACTTCTACAACGAAGCCACAGTGTCGGTGACCGCCACTTGGGGATGGTCAACGCTCCCAGCCCGCTACACCGAAGCCACCAAGATTCTCACCGCCGACCTGCTTGACAACCGCGACATCAGAAACGGTGTCATCGGTTTCACCGACTATGCCGGTATCCGAGTACGCGAGAACCCGGTGGTGTCATCACTGCTCGCAAAGCTGGTGCGAGCCGGCACGTTTGGAATCGCCTGACAATGGCGCTTGATCTGAACACGGTACGCACCGCGCTTGACACACGCATCAGCACCGCCATCAATGCCAGCAGCCGACCGGCCAACATCTACGCCTACCCGCCCGACTCGCCCGAACTCCCAGCGATCATGATTCGGCCACGCACCGGCACCGCCACCTATGTGCAGTTCCACAAATCGTTCAGCAACACCACACAAGGCGACAACGCGCTGGTCGGTATCGAACTGGAGATAGAGGTTCGTGTCGGCGGCTGGGACATTGACGCACAGATCGCAATGGACGCCTACCTAGGCACCGCCACCACCGCCTCAATCATCAACGCCATCGAGTCAGACAAGACCCTAGGTGGAGTCGTAGAATCCTGCTGGGTGCGCGCAGTGAACGCACCATCGCGCTACCTTCCCGAAGATGGTGTGCGCGAATACCTGGCAGCAAAGTTTGAGTTCGAAGCATTCGGAAGAAGGTGACTAAATGGCAGTCTTCGCAATGACCAACTGCGAAATCGTCGTGGACGGCTTCGCCATCACCGGTTTCGCCAACCAGCTCGACTTCAACGTGCAGGCCGACAGCCAAGACTTCACCACGTTCGGCTCCGGTGGTTGGCGCACCATCAAATCCAGCCTCCAGATGGGCGCAATCACCGCCTCCGGTTTCACTGACACCGCCGCCACTGGCATCGAACCGCAATACCCAATCACCGCGTTCGGCGCAATCGACTACGTCAGCGTCGCACCCACAGGCGGCATTGCAGCCGGCGATCCTGTCTACTTCACACAAGGCGTCCTAGACGGTTACACACCGCTCACCGGATCAGTCGGCGACCCGGCACAGTTCAATCTGAGCTGGAAATCCGCTACACCAGTCGTTCGTGGCCTGCGTCTGCACCCATCCGCTGCACGCACCGCAAGCGGCAACGGCAGCGCTGTCGCATTCACC